ATTGCATCGGAGCATAAACAAAAACGCGGTGAGGCGTTCGGAAGAGTAGCAGAGCAATCTGCGAGGGATACGAAGTCTATGAAACGCGGAAAATCCTCTGTCACAGACAGAGAAGCCGTCCCTCTAAAGAAGGGACGGTAATTCATGGCGTTCATCATCATAACCGATGAAGTAATGCTCAAGATATTCTTCGATAACGTCGCCATGACACGCCGCGGGTTTGCAATAGCATACTAGGTTTATATCACGACCATCAGTGTGGGCTTCACGAATTTTATCAATCGACGCCGCCACGAGTGGGTTATTGTTCACGGCATGTTTGAACCACTCACGATATTTTTCAATCGCCTCTTCTCGGGTGGCAACCTTGAATTCTGCTTTTGTGGTGTTGTCCATATGACTCCACCTATTTCCAAGGGGAGACCCTCGACCGATGTAAATGTCATTGCGAGTCGGCTTATGCCAATGTTTGTTGACTACGGTAACGCTCATAGTAGTTTAATTTTTAGGTTTACGGCTCCGTTTCATCCCCAGACCAAGTGAACGGTTTTATATAAGTGGTGATGAAATACTGTGGATTGCATCCACACATATTCAGTTCGTGTTTGATAGTATCACGACTGTCTGTTTTCATTCTACTTCCTCTACAATTCCAGAAACTTTAAAACCCTTAATGATAGGATACCACTTTTTGATATCATTGCTCATAACCGGTTTCCCACCGACAGCTCTGTTAACAGCTATTGTAATATGGGGAACTTTATTATTTGTATAATATCCGGCGACCCGAACAGCAACAACTTTGTCCGTTGAACCATATCCGGTGACCTCTAATGTTTGTGACGTCCCAATATCTTCGGTGAGGTATGTTGGTAGTTCACCCATTTTAATCGTCATGTGGTGAGCCACAATATCCCAGTCTTCTCTTTTAACGACAGTAAATTTTTCATTTACCCAGTTAACGAGTTTGTCATGTGATTTTTCATCTAATATAATTGCAGAGTACATAAATTTAATGTATTATCCTTGAAATCCAGTAGGACCATTTTCTATAGGAGTAGGAACGTCTGGCTTTTCCGGTGTTTTGAGTCTAATAATTTCCTCAACCATCATTTTTAGAATAACATATAGTTCTTCATCTAAAGATACATCGTGGTATTGCAGCAACGAAAACAATGTTCGAGATAATCCTTTAAAGGCAAGTCGCTTTCCATCAACAACGATGTGTGTGAGCTGACCTTCATTTTTCCAAGTAAATTCGATTTTATTGTCGGGAAAGTCGGCCTGTAATTTTTGTAGTGGGTTTTTCATATTATTTTATCAGTTTAAGAATCTTTACGATTGCTGCCATAAAATTAATTTCTCTGTTTACGACCATGGTATCATCTCGTTGATGTTCTGCGAGAGTAGCAATCACCATAGCATAATCGTTCGGAGCATATTCCGCTAACGTTTCGTATAGAACCGTGTAAAAGTCTGAATAGTCTGAGATTGAATTATCTGCTAACATTTGACGGATAGCTGTGTATGCCGCTTTGCTATTTGGATTCTTCATCTGTTCAACGACTCGGGCTTTTAAATCTCCTTCTATTACATCGTTTTTGTCAAGAACCAACTGTCCATCGACGGTATTACGTTGAGCTGTTCCAATACAAGATCGAATGTCGGGATAGTGACTGTTAACAATCAAAACCAAATCTTCTTTAGCGAATTTAACATTCTCCTTCGTCAATACATTCATCAGACACACCGCTACATCCTTTTTCGACGGTGGAACGATTTCAAAAACTTGGCAACGAGAAACGATTGGGCTACTGATTCTTTCGTGATAATTACACGTTAGAATAAATCTTGTCGAAACACTAAATGCTTCCATGAGATTACGTAGAGCCGCTTGAGCGTCTGGTGTAAGGTAGTCGGCTTCATCCAAAATAATAACTTTGAGTGAGTTGAAGCCGAGTGTAGACGCAAAACCACGAATCTTTTTTCGGATTGTTTCAATACCACTTTCATCCGATGCGTTGATATACATTACATCACATTTGATAGATTTTGAAAGAAGTTTGGCCAGTGTAGTCTTACCAGTACCAGCTTTCCCATGAAAGAGAAGATGTGGTACATCGTTGGTATCTATAAACTGCTTTACCTTAGCTTTTAGCGGACCATTTCCAACATAGTCCTCAAGCTTTTGCGGTCTGTGTCGCTCAACCCACATGGTATGAGCAACATTCGTGGTTGTTGGTGTTTCTTCTTCTAAGAAATTCATAGATTAACTTTCAATCTGTTTCTTGATAAGATAATAAGTTGTCTTGAAATCAGTATTTCCAAATTCAATCTTCGCAATACCAGCTTCAGCAATTTTCAAAGCGGCTCCAGTACAATCTGCGTTCTTGGAAAGAATGTCTCTAAAATAATTAGCGTTGAAACTAATAGGTTTAGCCAATGTATCTTTACCGGTTGATGCTGATACTTCAAGTTTAATACGATTTGAATTGATACTGGAGAATCCAATAATCAATTCGAGTTTATCACCCTTTTTATTCATCAGCAGTGTGAAAGAATCAACGTCTGGCAAAGCGTTCTTAGCTTTAACAAAGCGTGCTGTAAAATCTGCATCTATTGGAATTTCAACGTCGAATGATTTAACCTCTTTGACGGTTGGAGCACTTGGTATGATTGTCAAGTCTGACAACATGAAGCTGACTTCCATATTCTTATCAGCGAGAGTCAAACTGTTCGGCTTATCATCAACCTTATTCAACTTCAAGGAAATCTCATCGTCAAGCACCTTGAGGAAGCTCTTAAACTTTGTTGTCTCATAAATACCAAATTCAGCATCTTCAAAATCAAATGCCAACGCTGTTACGCTCCCAGCCATACTCTTGTCTTCTGAGACAAATGATGTGGAAAGAACTTTATCCTTAACCGTGTATTTTACAGATTCTACTACGCCATTTAGGTTGTAACGTTCGATGAACGAGATAATATTTGATTTATTCATAATTTGATTATTGGTTAGTTTGTCTTATTTTGTTCTAAAGGTCAACATAAAATTAGTCGGTTACTCAAATGAAAAAAAGGCGTCAATGTTTTTCCCATCGACACTAAATAAATCCCAACCACATATCTTATAAAAACCCTCAAGTTTCTTTTGTAGTTCGGCGTCCCAAATCTTAGGACAATTTACATAGGTATTAATAAAATCCATGATAATTTTTGGATCAGTTCCATCATCTTTAAAAGCCAATCCATCTAAACTTAGAGGATTTTTCTGGAGATACACCCACTTGATTTTCCCGCCGTGCATAATCGGCTCGGTTTCTGACTGTTTGTATTCCTTTAGCATGTCGTTGTATGCTAGAGCCGCTTTAGCTTGAGCTGTGCACCCTTTTATAAAATTGAACGACTGTCTATCCTTTGGGTCGAAATTTACCTTGGTTGTTGGAGAAATAAATTTGACACCCGTATTTTTAGCCACATCAGACATTTCATACGTTTTCATTTCTTCTTTAAATTTCAGAATCTTTTCGTCCAAATCTTCTTTATTGGTTCCTCTTAAAATATCTTCGAGAATCGAACTCATGAATTCACGAAACTTTTTTGGATAGCTGGAGCGAACAACGTCAATACCTTTGATTTCAATCTTTTCGATGCTCTTACCCAGTTCCATATCATACACCTTTAACATGGCATATCGTTTTTTCCTCGTCCACAAAGCTGTCTTCGCAACGACGTCAGCCGCAATCTTAATACGATTCAACGATGAGTTGAACATTCTCACGACAAGAACTTCGTATAATTGATTCAGTGAATCGGCGACGTTTCCAATCGTCTCAATACAAAAAGCCGTTGGGTCTTTAGGGTTTACGATTTTAATAAGCGGCGCATAGTAGATATACAACGAGTCCGTATCCATAGCGATAATGTAATCCGTGTCCACAGTACCACACCGTTCATTTAAATGTGTGTTAACATATTTTTCAGACGCTTTAATAATGGCTTGGCCTGACAAAGTAATGGCTTCCGCATTATCTTTATCATAAAATCTCCACCCCTTCATGCCGACAACGCCGTATAATGAATTGAGCAAAATCTTCTGCACCTGCTGACGTCGTTTCCAAAACACCGTTCCTTCTTTGTCGCCAGAATCGGAGCATCCTTTCATTTTATTTTTAAATTCAACACGTTGATCGAACCAGATTTTTAAAATCTCTGGAATACAACCCTTTTTATTTTGGTCATAAACAACTCCATTGGCACTCACCGATAAGTTATTTCCCTTGATTAAGGCCTCAAATTCATTTATGGGATAGTTATCTCCGGCGAATTCGACCGACTGTATTTCTTTCTTTAGATACTTTTCAATATCCCACCCTTCAATTTTACAAACTTTCGTCTCAGGTGAAACGTTAAGTGTCATGATAGCTGACGGATATAGAGAATTGATGTCTGCACTACAAACCCATTCATATCTTCCGGGCACGACTTCTTTAACGTACGCTCCCTCAAACTTCCCATCATCGTCCTCGTCGTCCTCATCGCCGTAGCTAAAGTCGTCTTGTTTCTCAAATACTTTATTCGGTGCCACTAGGTCCAATCTTCGGAGATATGTCAACATAGCACCCTCGAGGAACTTGCTACTAACGTGAAATTCCTCATATCCAACGTGACAGACGTGACAGATGTTCATCGCCAAATTGATAAATTGAAGTTTCTCATCCAATAGAACGATTAATTTAATATCATGAATGTTGTATTCAATGAATTTCTCGGGGTCATTTTTCTTCAAGTCATCTAAACTACCGGAGTATTCTATTTTACCTTGGGACAATTCCTCTATCGCGACAGTATCGAGTCGAAAATTTGGTAAACTCTTTTGAGAATAACGTTTATAGAGAAGAAGGTAATCCAAACAGTTAATCCCAGCAATTGTCATTTTATTCTTATATCGATTCCAGTAAGCAATACCAATGGGAGATAAACGTCCGGCGACTGACTCATCGAAAACCTTCTCAATACGACCATATAAATAAGGAAAATCGAAACCGTCAATATTCCACCCTGTGGCGATTGTTGGACTGATTTTTTCCCACAAACCCAAGAAGGCCATAATTAATTCTTCTTCTGTTTTAAAAGTTTTGATAACCTTATCGCCCGTTTCCAATTCTGTGATAGAACCTTCTTCGTCGAGAACATAGCAATAGTATACCTTCTGCTCGCTACAGTAGACCGCTATAGCGGTTATATGTTGATTGAAGGTTTCCATGCTCGGATAACCACCTACCGAATTAACTTCAATGTCTAGTGAAGCTACTCTGTGTCCTGCACTTGGTTCATCGCTGTCTGAATATGCGTCTACCAAAATACGTGTGTCCATTGGGACATCCGATTCAAATAGTCCGGGCGCTGCCGGATTAAATTTTGTAACCTTCTCTAACTCATCCCCATAAATGGATTTATACTTTCCACCCTTTTGCTTTCTATAGGCGTAAGGTTTATTTTTAATTGAAACGTAACCATTTTTGTCATCCCATAGGTGAATGGTTGAGGATTTTCTATCGAAATACACAGCTTGATACATAGATCATATCCTAACCTAGTCAGTCACTTTGTCAACGTCTTTATACTCATATCGATTTTTTGTAAACACGATTCCTTTTTCTGTGCGAAGCATATTTCTATAAGATGTAAATGCGATACGAACACCCCAACCCATGTGCTCCAAAATATCATTTTTCGACACAGATTTGTTCTGTTTTATATATTTGACAATTTTTTTATAACTATCCGTCTTTTCTTTCAACTTTGTTAGATTATCAAAAGCAGATTGAAACATCTCATTAAATGGTACTATTGTGGAGGACCACATAGATTCTTTAAATCTATCTAACGACTCCTCTGAGTATTTCAATCTCAAATGTGGATTGTCAAGTATCATTGTTACATTTGAAATAAAGACTGCATCATCTTTATAGAATAAACCAGCTGTCCCGGCTAACTCACGGTAATAACTCTCATCTGCAAAGATATATGGAACGCCCACACTCATTCCGTCCGTTGCACTAACACTCCAACCGGCGTATTTCTGTTTACCACAGACACCGACGATGCAACCGCCTAAATGACTAAGATATTCATATCGGGTCGCATTCATGCCAATATCAATATAATCTCTATCACATTGTTCGGCAAGCGGAACCCAGACTCTAAAATCTTGACGAATTGCCCAAAGCTTATCCATCTGTGCCAAGAACCATGGATAACTCTTATATTCATGTGGGCGGTGATTAAAAACAATTGTTTTAGTTCCCTTCACAATCTTACCGTAATCAGGAACTTCCCATCCAAGGTATTGTGGAACAACTATTTCGTTTAATTTTTCAATAAACGATTTGTCAAAATGTTTAGCGGCGTGTTTTAATACCAGTGCTTTCTGAGCATCTGTATTAATCCCGCACATCTGCGTCTCAGCCAATCCGAGAAAATTGTGGTCAATCAGCGACATTGGATACTCTGTAATTTCCGGGAATTCCGTCCAATGAGTATAACCGAGGAATGCAGGCTTTAAATTTGTTGTATTATAAATAACATTTTTTACTTGAAGGGTGTGTTCTGGTAGATGACTATAAATCAAATCAAAGTCGTTATTTTTCCAATCAAGCACTTTTAGAAATGCCACTGTATCAAAATGACATCGCATCTGATTCGGATAAGTCGGTAGGGAATAAATAATCTGGTCAATGTTATCTCTATTAAAAATAAACAATTTCTCGGGTAATAATAGTGTCCAATGAATGTCTTTACGAACTTTCTCCAAGTTTGTTATAATATTGTTTATAACAATTACAAAACTATCCTTGTTCAAATCTTTTGCCCACGTAATATTTGGATAAACTAGTACCTTATAGGGGTAAGACTTTGTGGAATCCTTCTCGTCTGAAAAATCAAAGATATTCATATTTTATGAACATCATGATACAACTGACCCAATTTGTCAATTTGTAATAACTCGTCACGTCCTCGGCCGGCCCACCATCATTTTTGTATAAGGATGACCACCAATTTCTCTAACGTAGGTTCCATCACCGTTCCATTTAATAAATGACAGAAAGAATTCCCCTAAGTCTTTAGCTTAGGGGATGAATTTCTGCCTTGATTTTGTATGTAGTTTTCTATAGTTTCTAAAGACATTTCCTCGCAGGTGGATATGAAATATCCATCGGACCAAAATGTTTTTTCTTTCCAAAAGTGCAATTTCAAAATATTTGGAATAATTTTCCACACTAAGATTGTTGTTTCTTGTTTTATTTTTCTAACTATTTGCAGTGGAGATAGTTTTGGGGCAGAGTTTATCAATATATGGATATGATTATTATCAAATCCAACGTAGTCAATAGAAAAATCAAGAAAAGTTTGATTGAAATAACAACGTAAAATATCACATAACCAAATGTCCAACAATGACTTTCTATATTTGACAACTAAAATAATATGATATTTTATCAAGAATTTTGCATGATTTTTAGAAAAATAAGATGTTTTCATCTAAATCGATGATATGTATAGTGGATGTTCAAGTCAACCAAATATCGCTTATACCCAAACAAAGAACAAAAGGTTCTTTTGGATAAGCATTTTGGATGCGTAAGATTTATCTACAATTTTGGATTGGAATTAAAAAATAAAACATATCAAGAGACAGGAAAATCTATTTCCAGATATGAAATTCAAGCTAAAATTCCAATTCTCAAAAAGGAAAAAGGATTTCTAAAAGACGTAAATTCATTATCTCTACAAGCCTCACTTGTCAATTTAGATAATGCGTTTTCAAAATTCTTCAAAAAGACCGCCGATTATCCGAATTTCAAATCCAAACATATATCGCGGGATTCATTTCAAGTGGTTCAAAATGTAAAAGTAATCGGTAATAAATTATTTATTCCAAAATTCAAACAAGGAATTGAGGTTGTTATATCCCGTCCGATAATCGGAGAAATAAAGACTTGCACTGTTTCTAAATCGCCCTCTGGAAAATATTTCATTTCAATTTTGACTGACACCGGTATTGAAATTCCTACCCAACTTCCACTAAATTTAGATAAATCTATTGGGTTGGATGTTGGGATAAAAACATTTGTTACATTATCAACCGGAGAAAAAATTGATAATCCAAAATGGATTTCAAAATCTGCTAAAAAACTGCATAGACAACAGAGAATTATGTCTCGTAGAAATAAACAGTCAAAACGTAGAGATAAACAAAGACAAATAGTTGCTGTCATTCACGAGAAAATAGCAAACCAAAGAAAAGACTTTCATCATAAAATAAGTAAAAATATCGTTGACGAGAACCAAGTCATTTGTATTGAAGACCTTTCTATAAAAAATATGATTAAAAATAGGAGACTGTCAAAAGCAATCTCCGATTGTGGATGGGGACAATTCTTGTCTTTCATTCAATACAAAGCAAAATGGAAAGGTCATACTATCATAAAAATAGGAAGATTCGAACCATCATCGAAGATGTGCTCATGCGGCAAAATAAATAACAATCTAAAACAGTCCGATAGAACATGGAAATGTTCTTGTGGATTGGAACATGATAGAGATATATTAGCAGCAAATAACATCAAGAAATTTGCTTTGTTGAAACCAAACTTTGTAGGGCAGGAACTGCCCGAAATTACGCTCGGGGAGAGTGGCAATATCATTAAAAATGATCTAAAATGCTGCTCAACGAACCGAGAATCCGTTAGGTCTTTAGCCTAGCGGTAGTTCAATTTCTTTTCCCTTTAATACTCTTTCTACAGTGTCCTTATCATCGACAACGGGAACGCCATTTTTTAATAAAATGTCTTGTATTTTCCCGGAGACCTCGGAAAAATAACCCACCATGCCGAGTAATTCTATTTTGTGTCTAATTATAGAACGAATTGCCTCTTTCGAACCATCATGTGCAGTTGCCACAAACTTTTTTCCTGCGTGGGTATGCTTGATAACACCAACCGCGTCTGGCAGTTCATCGGAATTGACATCTATAACTTCATAATCGTTTTTTGGATTCTCCACATCTTTTGGAGATTTGAAATTTGGATGCCCGCCGACTGATTTATACGTTCTATTGTCAAGTTAATTAAGCTACGGAGTCGGAGTCGGAGTCGGGGTCGGAGTCGGAGTCGGGCCACCAGCGGTTGGTGTAGGTGTAGCAGTAGGCGCTGGAGTGTCAGTAGGTGCTGGGGTTAGTGTCGGATCAGCAAACAATACACTAAATGTATTCAACGTTGTCAATAATTTCCATCCAGTTTTTGACAAACTACCACTCTTAGAATAAGTATAGGGTGTTATATCAGTTGCTCTAACCTTTTCCCATTCTCCCGGAACTCTTCGCGGAACGAAAGTAACGTCTACCCATGACCCAGTTCCACTCACATTTACTCTGTGAAATGTATCTTTTGAGTAAAAAAGACCACCGTTGTCAGCCGAAACTAGACCTTCTGGTGAACCGCTGACGGGATATGTGTTATAATAGACGACCATTTACCCCAATAAATATTGGGTAATCGCCTTATTATCTAATTCAGACCTTAATTTTTGAGGACCATATTAGGCTCAGTACCCGAACGAACAGCTTCTAGTTGAATAGCATATCTCCGTTCCATCTTCGTTCCACCTCCTCAAATTCGGCCAGCACTTTGTAAAATTTAAGTTTTTTCTTCACCCGTCAGGTGCTCTGACTGTGCAGAAGCATGTCATTAAAAGCTTCTACCAATCCTTTGGCTTTTCGATTTAACTTCGACCGCTCGGTTTCCATTAGTTCATGTCTATCGATTTTCCATTTTTCTTTCATGGGTATGTTATTATCTACCAACTTCTCCGAAAAATTCTTTATTGGCTTTCGTGTAAGACATGTCAATCATTGTATTATAATAAAGAACATCACCTTTGAGTCGGTTCTCATCGTGTAATTTAGAATACCGCTTGATTGCCTTAGCTCTCCACCACTCAACCATAGTACTAGAATCACCCTCAAAACGCTTTGTGAGTTTCAATTGTGCTTCGTCCGTCAACCGTTTACATAGAAAGTCTCTCGTATTCTCATAAAATGAAGCATAATAGACGCCTCGTTCAAATCCGTGGTTATATTTGGAGGCTTTGATGCCAAGTTCACGAAAGATAATTTCAAGAATCCGTTGTTTTACTCCAGTAACGGGACCTGTGTTATTTCCGTCTTTCTTTACGGTCTTTCTCTCATATTCCTCCGCACGGTTTTCTTTGATATAGTTGTGCCACATTTCATAATAACTATTGTCAGGTTTGATTGAAATTTTACCAGCGGAGCACCCACATCCGTGCCAATGGGGAATTCCACAATACATTGAGTTAGGACCATATAGACTGGTTGTAGTCATTCCTACAAGGGTTTTACCAACAACCTGCTTCCATATATCACGAACATACTTTGATAGCACAAGGGAAGCTATCAGTTTTCCGCCAAGAAAATTATAACCAAACGGTTGAGTTCCCATAATGCAACTACCAATGGCTGAATGAATGAGCATTTTATCTTTGATGCGATTCTCCGTGGTCCACCCAAGGTGTTTATCACGACACGTTAGAGCCATAACATCATTGCTGATAGACGTGGCTCCTAAATATTTTCCCGTGTTATCATCAATAATTAAGAATCGAATAAAACGACCGGGGGTTTGATCGTAAGCCATTGTATGACAAAATATACGAATCATTAACCAATCTTCCATGTGCGTCTTATTCGTCGGTTCCACATAAAATATACGTGGTTTCATATCTCGGATTTCCTGCAAGGTCTGTTCCTTGTTAGTAATATCCATTGGCCGATAAATCTTTGCTTTAACTTCTTCGGATTTTGAAGCTGAATCTCTATAATTCTTAACCTCCACCCACTTCTTATAAAATACACTCTCTTCTACAGACATAGTTTTTAACTTGTCCATATGAGCAATAAATTTAATTTTCTCCGCCTCATGGTCGAACACGGTTTGCTCGAAAAATATATCTGCTGAATTTACTTTACTCATTTTTTATCTTCGTCTTCTTCATTCTGAACAACTAGTTCAACCGAATCTGAATTCACTGGCCAACCATGGATAATAATTGGTAGTGCGGTAACGAGCAATGTGAATAGATTAATCAATTTCACAAAAATAGCAGTTATCAGCGATGATATAATTAAGATAAAAGAAACCTGTAGAAAGGCTGACCAGCTGTTGAACAGTGTAATGAATTCAATATACATAATGATATTAGACCATATATCGTATGGATTGTCAACTATTTAAACCCATTGTATGAAAGAATGGGATAATTAAATCGTTGTCGGTCTTCGCATAAATGATATATTTTCCATCGATTATAGATTCTTCCGTGCTCACGATTTTTATATCATCAAAGAAGGTTTCTGGCAGTTTATCTAAATCGATAAATATTGCCGCTTGTTTTTCCTCATCATTCATTTAATTTTTTTCGTTTTCTATAACTTTTTTGATTTTAGAAGAAGCTACCGTTTCTTTATTTGGTTTGTATACCCTCTTCATTTTCCAACCACTCCTGTTATCTAACTCAAAATAAAATATTGTAGCTTTATTTGACAGTCTCGAAATTGTCGCACCGACAAAATTATTTGATCCATACGCCAGAGGCGTGCTCATAGTTGAGTCGAACAATGAGTAAGTGCTCGCACTTAGTTTAAAATGAAAAAATAAATCTTCTGTCAGTTCAATCTTTTTTGGATATGGTGGTGGTCGCATGTGTATAAATATAAAAGGCCGGCGACTTTGAAGTCGCCGGCCTTGTGAAGAACCCCTTCTTCTTAATTAAACAGCTACTTGAGCCGTTTGAGTCTTTGCAACCGGCGTTGCTACCGTAGTAGGTGTTTTGACAACCTCTACTTTTACGTCGGTCACACCAACCTCAGCCTTTTTATCTACCGAGAAAGGTAGAACTCCTGAGGCTGTTGCAGCTTCAAGAACAGACTTTGCTGAATTCGCCTTTGCGAAGACGAGTCGTGGACGACCAATTGCGGGCTTAATCTTTCCAATGACGGAAATCTCATTATTGTCAATCGCCTTCTGAAGTCGAAAGCGGAGGGTGATGTTAATCATTGAGGGATACTTCCGCTGAGCATCTTCGATTGTGAAGTGTTTGTCAGAAGGCCACTCAATTACTGTAGTATTACGTTTGGTATTTGCCATAAGTGTATTTGTTAATTATTCTTTTCCATTGTATCCCGAACGGTATCCGTCAAGGAAATAAGTAGACTCGTAAGAACAGGGCGAGAATTCGATATCGTTTTCCCAATCGGCCTGCCCGGCCTCAACGCCACGAAGATATTCAGTTTCGGTCCAATCCGTAGTGTAGGACTCAACATCTTCATCGTCTGTATCACTGTCATATGGCCGCCAATTATAAGCACTGTCATATGGCCGCCCATTATAAGCGTCATTATATCCGTTGGAATAGTTAGATTTTGGCGTGTGATTCTTTCGTCCAAAACCGTATGCCTCACCATCATCACGGGCGGTGATTCCATCACCCCAACCCGCATTGTAATCGTCTTCGAAATCGTCTTCGAAATCGTCTTCATCACGATCGGGGGCGAGGACAGTTGCAGACGAAGTATAAACAACCTTTTCGAGTTCTTTTACAACGTCCTTGATTTCAGAAACAACCGTGTAGGTTGATACACGCATCTTCGTGTGGTCAGCATACTTTGGAACGCTTACAACGTCTTTGGGATTGACCTTGACGATTAGCAGGCGATTTCCACTTTCACCAACTGACTGACCTTTGACAAAGTGACCAAACTCGATAACGTAACCAAGAGATCCACAGTGTAATCCATTAGAACAGTCTGCCTCATAGTTGTCGTCAACCAGTCCACGGAGCATCACCGGTGACTTACCGATGTGGTTGTCAAAAGTCCCTGTATGAATATCCGTATAGTTGTTGCGAACCGCCTTATAGGCCAGAAAACAACCATCGTCCGTAATTGGGAGGCCATGATTTTCGAGGAAAGTGTAAGTTTCGTCAATTGAACGCCGTGATGGATTCGCCAACATGTTCTCAAGGAACTTGAGCATGTGGTCAAACTTGAAACCCTCATTCATCATAGCTATAACACGAGCGGTAAGAGTATTATGAAGTGCGGTTTGGCCAAAGTAAATTTGTCCATCTTTGACCTGAACTTGATTGCCAGTATAACTGATAACAGCTCTGGAGATATTAACCAACAGGTCGATATTATCAAACTTACCGGCCTTTAGGGCATCCACAATCTTTGTAAAATTAGGATGGTCATTTTCAACTGTCATGGTCTCACCATTGAGATACATGCTGATGCTTCCATCTGTCTTTAGAACATAAGGAACGTGTTTAATTTTATTACTCATAATTTTTGTTATTTTTTAACTGTCATTATACTATGTTACTATACAAAATATGTCAACTGTTTTTATCGATGAAGTTAATAATGCTGGCCACACTAGCGGCACTGCTATGATAATTGTTAACAATATCAAATATCCCCATATACTTCGTGGTGATATCCTTAGCAACATCGCCAATATCATCGACAAACGTGGCTGATTTCTCAGCTTTAATTCCGAAGACTTGTGCTATAATATCATCTTTTCCAACAACTTGTTCAAAGTTTTGAGATTTTTCAAGACGCCGGAATTTTTCTACAGTATCCTTATTATCGATATTGGAAATAATATCTTGCCTACTGCATCGGCTGGCTAGATCAGAATACTTCCGACATTCTGGCAGATACGTATTTTTAATATACAACTGATGAGCAAAATGAGCCGTCTTTTTATCAATGTTCTTTTTGACTAGATCGATGACATTGACCCACGTACCGGTCTTGAGCATAAAAACGTTTTTACGGTTGATTCCGTAGATTTCCGCTTTTGCATCAATGAGTTTATGTTCAACGGCATACTTGAAAAGGCAGGTGATTTGGCGCTTGGAAAGCTCCTTGGTTTTATACGTCACATCAGAATAATAAAAATCAACATAATAATACGACTTTGTAGAAGAGACCGTCAGTGCCCGATGATCCCAATATTCAAAGTCCATATTATAGAAGTGAATTCCATCTGTCTTGGAAGTCGTCGGCGACCGAGGAGCGCGTGGTGGCTTCGGCAACGATTCAATCTCAACCATTTGGCTTGCGTCCCACCCAAAAAACTTGGCATGGGCCTTAAAAACTTGCCCGCCGACCGATTGGTCTGAGATGATGTAAATTTGTGGATGATCACCACCCGGATAATTTGTTTTAATCCAGTTCCGAATACGGGCCCGCTTGATATTATCACCAAACGTGTATAAGAATACAGTTCCATACACATCGTCACTTTGTTCTGCGATATAATGACCACTACCAACTTTACGAAACTTCGCAGTGACTCGGTTGAAATCGTATTGCTCTACTTTGAAGAATCCATAGTGTTCCTCAAATCTCTTTCCCGTCGGCAAGGAGTCGGCAATGCCCGATGAACGGTGGACCTCAGACACGTTACAGCTGTAGTAGGTGACATCTTTGTTACCAAATTTAATACCAACACCACCAATAATGTTAGTTATAAAATGGAGAGGACTGTTATAAGAATTGTATCGCTTGTATAGCTCCATACCGTTCCAAACACTCTTGGGCTTCTCAACCGATTTTAGCGCCAACTCTTTTAGTTCATCATAAGCGACAAGAGCAGCAGCGATAACGGCCTTTTGAGTTTTTTGGTCGGCATCATACTGCAATTGTTCCTTGTTGGGAGCCACTTCAAGGTCGCCGATATTGAAATATAATTCAAACGAACCATCTCCGAGACAGGTGTTGATCTTCTGATAATCAGGATTTCCATATTTATCGCCGGTAAATAGAGCACTAACATTGATGGGATATGAATAATTTCCCATGTAGGCGTAGCTCTGATTGCTGTGTCGTTGTGAACTCTTTCGAAGCGCCCAATTCTTTCCTTCGAAATGGTATTCAACCTTTTCATAGACGATACTCGCCCCAGTAATTATGGGACGAAAACGAAAAGGGGCGTACGCTTGGCGAATTTTGTCAACGAACATCGCAATGTCCCCCGACTTCACTGCGAACTTAACTTCTACACCATTGTGCTCCTTCGTCATTTCAGTAGCAAACTGTAAAATATTTGGAGAGCCGGTCTCATCAATGAAACAGTTATAGACATACTTGATTCCGTTGTAATATGAAATTACCGAAAAGTTCTCAGTATAATTGAAAGGTGTCTTCGACCCAAGACCCATACAACCATCAGAATCATTGTCGTCTGTCTTGGTGCTCTCAAAATATGTGGTATAAATTTGTTCAATTGCCTTAGGCGACAAACCGGTTCCAAAATCACGAATTGAGAACCATGGTTCCAATGTGTTAGGGGCGTGGACCTCAAACATACGATCGGTATTTTCTGCATCTACGTGACTGTCCCACGCGTTAGCACCAAGTTCACGCGGAATGGCGAGGATGGGTTCAGAGTAAAATCCACTTAGAATTTTGAACGCCTTAGCGCTGGCTTTAATCTTAAACTTGGAAGGAGTCAGCCCAGCACTTGTGAAGACCGGCTTGGAGGTTTCTTGCGTAATAATCATTTTTTAATAGTTAATTAGATTTAGGGGTTTAATTGAATAAGACTTAACAATAGGCATGTGTTTATAAAATGTCAATGTTTATTTTAACGATTTAGAAATTTTTTATTCATCGTGTGAGCAATTTCCATAACATTATTAATATCAATGATTAAGGCATCTTTACCATACATTTTTTTAAATGCTAGTGTGTTGACTGTAGAACGTCTTTTATCACCAAGTCCATCATTTTCAAGGTAATAACTAATAATTTGGACTCCGTTTTTTCTAAGGTAATCGACTTGTTTTTTGGTGTGGCTCCACGCTTCTTCACCTCTATAACTTCCGCCGCCGAAATAGGGTTCGCCGTCGGACAGATTAACAAAAAAGCAATCGAGTTCGGGTGTTGCTCTTGGAAGATAATCCAAGATAGCTTCGAAAGCCAATCCTTCTGGAGTTGTTCCAGAACAGTTGAGTGAAGGAAACAATTGAATGATTTTACTAAATTTATCTTTGCGTGAATCGTAAGCAATAAGAATGTAGGGATTTTCCGACTTCCCAAACTCTCCAACTGAACTACGAAATGAGATGGTGACGTCTAAATTCTTTACCATTGAAGCCGCCTTGGCCATAGCAACCACGGATGTTAAAGTTTTTCCCCACGCGCTCGACATCGAAGTGGAAGCATCAACGGAAATGTGCATGTGGGTGTTTTTATACTTATCTTCAGCGGTTTTATAAAATATTTGTTCAGAACCAAAGCCCAAATCAGCGATTAGTCGCTTTTCAATCCGCCCACCGTTTTGCCGTGTAAACCGTGTAACATGTGAGTCATTGCGTATCTGTAACTTTCGTCCCAACATTCTTCCAAGACGAACGCCATCCAACACCGATTTTTCGTGCTGATTTTTTAGAAGGGTTGTGTGTGAAGAGTATGGAAAATTTTCATCCTCAATCAGTTGTTTCGTGAAATTTTTCACAAGAATGCAATCAACGATAGGAACACCAAAATCGCCGCCGACTGGAATAAGTTCAATATCACTATTGTCCAGCGACTCAAGTTTTTTAATAACTTCATCTGAAAATGATTTATGTTGAGGATTTCCATCTATCAAATCATCTTGTTCCTGAATTTTCTTTTTGACACGATTAATCTGTTCTTTCGTCAGGTCATCGGACGACTCATCTTCTTCTGCCTCACCCTTTAATTCGTCCTGTTTTGAAATTGTATCAACATGTTCGCTCTCACCATTTTCTCCGCCAATAACATCATCTACATCATCTGCGTCATTTTTGTCTATATCATCGGTAGGCGATATTTCGTCGGAAGATTTCTCTCCAGAATCACTTCCATCAGAGTCGCCCTTTTGCGGCTTTTTGTCTTCTTTCTTTTTCGGAGAATTGTCTTCCTCTACAATCGCCTCCAAAACGATTGTAGCAATCTCACACGCAAGTTCGAGTCGGTCTTTTGGAGTAGAGAGTCGAAGAATGTTATCTAAGTCTAATTTTTCGTAAATCTCTTCAAGCCGAGGCAAAGCGTCTAGTGGAGATTCCGGATTAGTAATATTGATGATGCGAAATTTATAATTTCTGAGGGTTGGTTTTCTGGCAAAACCTTTGGACAGAAGTCCCTTGGTAACTTCCGGATCATTAAAGTAGCGGTTGTATAACGCAACATAATATCCGCGATATCCCGGAGCCGTTTTAAACGCCCAAGCGTCAATGTATCTATCTTCAACGTAGTTAAGCATCTTCTTTGTGAAAGTGTTAATATCTGTTTTTGACATCTTCTTCTGTCCAGCCAAATAAACAGAGTTTGGAATCTTTCCCCAAAAATTTACTAACATGGCAAAGTCGGATTTTACAATGTGGGAACCTTCGTGTAAAGCAAGGCCGACTGTTGAATCGATGTGGCCGCGGGAGAGTTCTCCGCCGATGTTAATAGATTTACCATCAGTGGACGATGTGGTTTTCTCCGCAAATTTTACCGGAATCTTTTCTCCAGTCAAAATCATTACAAAGTTGGAAATGGCACGGCGACAAGCTGACAATCGAATTAAATCTAACTGTGTGGGCTTCTTACCATCGAATTCAAAATCGTCATCAAGCCAGAATTTTGAATTTTCTGAGTCGGTTTTTTTGTTTCGTGACATAATCAGTATGGTGGACTATCATCGTCTGCCTTAACCTTTCTTGTCCCAAATGGGTTTGACGCAGTGACGTTGACAATGTACTTTTGAACAGCCTGTTTAATCAACGTTCTCTCACTATCGATTCCACCCGAATCGTCGAAATCGGGATAGACCACAGCTTCCATAATATTTAGAAGAGAAAATCCATCAACAGCCATTCTGGCCATCTCAACCGCTGCTCGTGTTGAAATAGATTTGCTTAACTGGTCATCTTTTTCCATTTTACGAGAATCTGTTGTAACACCAGCGATAGCATCAATTAGGGCATCCTCAGCGGATGGATAAATCATTCTCAGTAACGCCTTTTCTTGTTCCTCAGTCAATGTATCCATCTCAATTTTAACCTGAAAACGGTCAAGCAGCGCTCGGTCCATAACCCGCGTTGCTGTATAATCACTACCAATATTTGCTGTTGCTATAAAAGAAACGCCTTCGGCAACCCTTACAATCTCAGAACCCTGTTTCTCATCCAACCTCAAATACCGTTGTAGTTCATCAAGAACGGGTACAAGGATGTTCCAAGCCTCAGGATGACCTCTGGAAAGCTCGTCCAGTAAAATCACTGCGTTGGGTGTCTTGATTGCTTTGACGAACGCACTTTCGTCAAAAAAGGTGCCATCTGCCTTGCTGAAGTGTGTGTTGCCAATCAAAGCTGCTCGGGGGTCTTGAGTCGCACCCATGTTGATATAAAAATATTTGTCTTCCCGTCCCAAGGATTTCACAAGTGACTGTGCAGCAAGGGTTTTTCCGCTTCCAGTCGGACCGACCAAAAGAATATTTTTTCCACGTAACCCACTGCGTACCAAATATTTCCACTTGAGTTCACTGATAATTAACTTTTCTGGCTTAAATTTATACGATTCTTTAATCGCTTCGGAAATATCCTCATAGTCTGAAAGTGATTTTGATTTACTCATAACTTCACGATACATACTTTTTATAAACTGTCAATGTATTTTTCTTCATTGTTATAACTATTTATGTAAGTGTATAGATATAAAGATTTTTTCAATTTAAATGAAGACTACCCTCAGGGGTTTAGTTTAGAAGAATTAAAAAAAGTATCGTCTTTCGCTGGAAAATATCGGTATGTTAACTCACGCCTTCCAAAACTCGCCAGTGGTTCTGGCCGAACGGTGTTTAAGGTAGATGACACCAAAGTAATAAAACTTGCTAAGAATAAAAAAGGTATAGCGCAGAATAGTATTGAAGCTGAAGCGTATATTCAAACTTCCGGTGTAACAGCTAAGGTATTCGATTCTGACGAATATGATTTTTGGGTAGAAATGGAATTGGCGAAAAAAGTGGGGCGAAAAAGATTTGAACAACTCTCTGGAGTAAAAATAGATGAATTGGGCTCGTACCTCAGATACAGAGCAAATCAGATGAGACCAACGAATTCATTTAATCGTCCACCAGCAACTTCCGAAGAATTGAATAGGAAAATGGAAAACAATGAATTTGTCGCCGGCATCGAATCGTTGATTGTAGATTATGATATGGAAGTAGTCGATCTAGCTAGACTTTCGACTTATGGTGAAGTTGAGCGAGAGGGTTCTCCGTCAGTTGTGTTGGTTGACTTTGGATTAACCAAATCGATATATAACGACTTCTATCGGGCCCATTAATTATTTACGAATAGTCCAAGCGTCAGCTGCTAGATTTGGGTTGGATATGTAAGAAAATGGCATTTTAAAATATCCATTTTGCCCCCAACCTTCGCCCCAGCTATTTCTAACTAAAAGCTGACCATCTGAAATATTGTAACCAACTGCACACACCGCGTGCCCACCTAGAAATGTTTCGTTCGGTTTTGGAAGTTCGAGAATTCCCGTTTTAGCAACATTCGGACCTTCAAATTCTGTGTAGACAGAGAATCCAAACACAAAGGGAAAACCCGCTGCCAAACACGCCAACATGTCTGGCAACGAATTTAAGCGAGCATACTCAGTAATCTTGTGAGTCTTAGCTGCTTCATAACAATTCGCCAATGGTTTAATCTTAAATTTGTTAATGTCATAGTCCCACAACCGTTCGTCACATGTTCCGTGAGTTGCTAAAGCCTGTATCGTTGAGCGTAATGACGCTCCACTGTCAACTTCAATATTTCCTTCAATTTCCCGTGTGTTGTAGTACACAAACAATCGACTAAAATTCTCACAATCTGTTTCCATACTTTCATCTAAAATTTCAAGATACTCCAAAGCTCCAACAACAGAATTTGCTGTACATGAACCGAGAGTAGACTGATTCTCCACAGTAGAGCATTTCCCCCGTAAATCAATTTGATTTGGAATCGTCGATAAATTTTTAGGCACACCAACTGTTAAGACTCTATCACGAGAGTCAGCTATATCAGGTTTCCAACCGTATTTTGAATTTTTCTTAGAGTGATGTGTCATGACCTATAATTATAATATATAGGTCATGAACACACACTTATTTTATCATTGGTCGATTTTTAGTTAAACTCAATCGTTCAACACGTTTACGTCCTACGAATCTTGATAGCCTGACGCACCACGAGCATGTAACGAATGTAGGTGTAGTAGCTGGGGCAGTACATTTTCATACCGTATTCGGCCATCTGAGCTACGAATGCATGATTTGTTTATGACGCCTATCTTGGAAGACGGTTTATCAAATGTCAAGCCCTAATATGTAAATTTCTGTTCCACTTGGTATGGCAAATTTAAAGCCTGTAACGCAATCTCGACCTCTTTAAAACATTCGTTTACTCCACCACCAGTAAGTATGATGTTACGAAATTGTTTGATATAATCCATCAAGTCGGGAATATTCACGCAGTCGCCGGAATCTCGTAGCAACTCATAGACTTCCTTCCTATCAGTCCGCCTGTATTCTCGGAGATATTTTGCCCACATACCACGGTCCATGTCTCGTGAGTCTCTCACGTCATTCTGATACATGAATCTCACAAAGTTCGAAATAACTGAATCCTCTAGGTTGTTGTCCATACAATATCTAAAAAACGCATACCCTTTATCATAAAATTTTATGGTATTGAGTGTCTCTTCGGTCAGTCCGGCTTCAAACAACCAATATTTATAATCTTCTTCCGTGACCATTCCCAACGTCTCATGCCCGTTGTACAAAAAAATCAATCGCCCAAAATCGTTCTCGTTTAAGTAGTCACAATATTCATGAATCTTAAAACCGAATGCCTTTTCGTATTCCGGTTGAATATCAACTGATATAAAGGTCTTTCCAACGCGAGAAGTCTCAGATAATATACTCTTCAACTTCATAGTCATGAAATTGATTATTTCTTCTTATCTTTGAGCACTGGAGTGTCTTTCAACTTCGTGGTCAACTTATCAGGACTTGCTTTGTCTTTATCTGGTTTCAAATTAACCTTCTTTTGGAGAGCCATATCGATGATGCGTTCAATTTTGTCGACGAGGTCGCCGCCCATTTGCATTGTGTTATCATCACCTGTTGGAGAGAGCTTTTTATCAACCTTTTTCTCCGCCTTCTCATCACTATCATCGGAGATGTCAAGTTGAGTCTCATCTTCAACATCGGTCATTTGGTCTTCAACCTCTTCTTTATCATCTTCAACCCTCTTTCCAAATCCTTTCTCAGATTTATCATAGGCTTTTTTAGTTGATGGTTTTTCAGTATCTTTAGCGTGACCCTTGATAAATTCAACCGCATCTTCCAATTTGAGGCTCTTGGCGACCTTACGTTCAGCTCCATTGGTGACAGACTCAACATCATACAAGTCGTTCGCATTTTTAACTAATTTGACCGTATGTTTAGGAGTGTTGGCAATAACCTTCCCTGAGCCTGGTGGGTTAGATACGTTTCCGTCCTTACCAACGGCCTTTTCCAAGGCCTTAACACCCTCTTCGTCTTTCGAGTGATCGGATGTGCCAAATTGATTCATGGTAATTTCTTTTAATACCATCTTTTTGATAACAGACTTTAGTTTTTCGCGGTTCATACTTGTATAGGGGGTTGTGTTGTATATAAATAGTTCTCCAATGGAGAAAACAACAAACAAAGCACCAATAATTCTGTCTGCTTATTATACAAAAAATGCCTCTGCCGTGTTAGGGTCAAAGTCTTTTGGATTTACAAATACTTCTGAAATTTCATCCGAATGAACATCCTGTTTCGGATATGGGTAAGTTTTGTGCTTTAGGTTCTCCATTATCTTTTTTCTCTCTTTACCCTTTAACAAGATGTAAATGTAGCGGTGTTTTGAGGATTCCTTTTTTCTCCAAAATGTGTGGCCAATAGCTTCCTTTAAGTGGTCAACATTATGACTACCATATCTTTCTGAAACAGTTCGGCTATGAATCCACTCATATGGATTACGTGTAAGGGACACGCTGTAGTTTGGCATAAGGGCTAATTGTGAGTTTCCTTGGTATAACCAATTGGTACTCTGATATATAATACCCGTGTGTCCAGCTTCATTGTCAGCATAGCTCAATAGTGCTTTGATTTTTGGTCGGTTCTGACGTAACCAGTGAAAGCTTTGGCCGATGCAGTAGCTCTCCATATTCTTTGCATTGGGTATATCGGCTATCCACAGTCTGACAAGTTCATAAACCTCATTGATATTAAGGCTTTCGGAGATTGATGCTGCAGCAGACCGCCCAACGGGATTCCCATAAATGAGACACCCAATCAATTTTTCCGTGTCGTTTTCAAAAAAACTGGATTCACTCGGTTCTTGTTTTAAAAATACACCTAAGGCCACCGAACACAAACTCCACTTGTGGGAATAATGGTTCTTAACAATTATATCTTTAGCGATGAGATGATTAATCTCCCGTAGGAATATTTTAGATGTATCTACGAACGAAATAGAGTTGCTCATTTAATAACCCACAATACAAAATGTAGGTCACAATGTCAACGCTTAAAATTCAAAATTTGCTTTTCTGAGAATTGGATATTTCTTACCAATTCAAATAACACTACGAAGCCGAGGTTCCCGAAAAGAGATTTGATATAAAATACCCACGCCGGTGTATATTGTGGCATGCCATAAACCACCGCGTTGAACCATTCATGTATTCCGTTTCCGTAGATTGGATTAATCGACCACGCAAATGTACTTGTCAACAGAAAATACGATGTCGTCGCAACAAATGTCTTTAGAATTAAATTCATCTGTTTTAATCTTCCAAGACAGTGTATTGAATATAAAAATAACATCATGAACATCATGTTCCAGCCAACCATGGGCATATTATAGTGCCAATTAATGACGCAATCGGAAATAATATAACCTATAAGTGGAATATGAACATAATTGGTTAATTCTTTTCGAAAGCATAAAAACAATGCAAACAGCGGCGTCACGTTAAGAAGGATATCATATTCAATTCCGGCGAGCCGGAAAAGAACAACAAATGCGGTAAGGAGTAGGGGGAATGTGTATTTCATATTTCAAATTCTAGTTGACCCGTTTTTAACATCGTTTCTATAAACGGAAAGCATAATTGACACATTGTACCGCAACCGGTTTCTTCACGGATTTCTTGTAGAGTTGTTAGATTTTTTTGGTCGGCCATAATTTTTAATTTATCAAAAGTTGTATCGAAACACACACACATATTTATCGTACTCATTATTTGATAGGACATGCCCCTCCGGCACATTCAACGTCGAGACTCTCCGAACCAATGTCATGTTTTATGGTTGATATCGGCTTAACGTTTTTTGAGAGCTCTTTGTATTTTTCTTCAGTAATTTCTTCGTATGGGGCTTGGCGAAATCCGTGTCCAGAATGAAGAAGGAAGCTGACCGATTTAAGACTGGTCTCGTAATTCTTCTTCATCCAGTCTTTGATGTCAGTCAATTCCTCTTCCTTATAATAAATGGTAACAGAGACAGCATTATCGGCCCAAATGGTTTGTAATTTTTTAACAAGTTCAAGTTGGTTTATCGCTCCCATGTCATTTGCTAAAATAGCATTTTTCCCATCAGCACATGGAAATTCGACAACCACATTCTCTCGGTCAAGAGTTCCATCTAATCGAACGAGATATTCAATATTATAACCAAGTTCTTTACAAATCGGAATCAGTTTATCGCCAGAGCCCATTTGGACTCGACGAATGTAGTAGTTGGCGAAGGCCGGATGGCCGCCTGGTGTGGAGCCAGCCAATAAACTTAACGTTCCAGAAGGCTTTACTGTTGTGAGTTTAATACTAACAGGATAGCCACAGGCCTTGCTCCATTCAGCATCATACTTACGAAGTTCCTTATAGCAGTTATCCAACCAATCGAGCTTATCCATAGACTGACAGACTCCTGTTACGCCAAGACCGATTCTCATATTCTTTTTAACAATCGCTTTTGTTTTTTCATAGTGAAATGGTAGAGTCCAAATAGCTTTTTGTGTCTTGTAAAGAAGTTTGGCGCATTCGTTCAATTCTTCTTGTGATGTAATGTTGTTTAAATACAATTCACATAGGTTACAAGCTTCACCATCTCCCAAAGTAATTTCTGCGCAGTTATGAACTAACACATCGTTCGCAAAAAAGTTTTCGTTTTTCGCGACCGTTATATCATACACATCAGCGTTTTCAACAACTCTAATGCTTTTGATTTTTATACGTTTATAGGGTAAGTCCGTATTTTCTACGCGTTCTGTTTGATTAGTTGTTTCCATAATTTTAATTCTTTTCTATAGCTGCTTGTGTATGTCTTTATATTATCTATGACTATAATTTTTATGTCGGGGTATTCCTTTTTTAGAATATCCACCTTATACAGCCTGTCCTTGAAGTACCCCTTTAATTCGACGATGTATTCTCCTACGGTATCCTTTATTGTAAAATCCGTGCGACATTTCTTCAGATTATTTTTAGCAAAACGTCATCGGGTGTTAAAATTGAGGCCTTAACATATCCCCTGTTTTCTGTGTATACAAGATGATTTGGTGTCATCTTTATCGTTGTTCCATCTTCGAGTTCCAGCTCTATGATGTCGGCCTGTTTTCTTGTAAGGTCGCCGGTTTCTATTGGAGAATTTTCTAAAATTCCTGTTTTTATGTCAAGAGATGAAGCCCACACAATATCTCCATTTTTTACATCTTTGATAACATCTTCAAGTTTTTTATTTCCGCGAGAAGTGTGTATCAGTGTATCACCTGTTAGACAAGGATTCACGCCTTCACAGTTATCTTTGTTTGTCGGATACATTTTATTATCCTTCATCGGACCATCAATCAAGCGTCCAAATTTTTGAGCCAATGGAATATTGATAAATCCATAAGGTTCTCCCTTAGCCATTCCTGTTTCAGCATCTTTCTGATAGCCGGTCTCCCAAATGTCCCGAGATATTTGATTGAAACTATCAGCATAGATTGAGTTGTTGGATTTATTTCTCCAATTAGGAATGTTTCCATCCGCCCAATTTTTAGCGCGAATGTAAAGATGGTCATCTGGGTCGCCAATAGCAATCTGAGCAGAATTATGACTTACAATAAATGTATTATTTTCTGGATTCGCTACATAGAAATAATTTTTCTCATCAACTTCAATGTCTATAGTTTTAGTCGTGTGAGTATCATATTCAATTTCCACTATTGGAATAAGGTCATAATCTTCAAGATTGAAATCTTCTAAATTTTTTTCTTTTTTAATCTCATAAGTGTATTTACTTTTTGTTTCGATTACAAGATTTTTAGGTTTTACTAGAAAATCTGTCTCCTTGTTGATTTCATCTTCACTCTTCCATTCCATACCATTTACTTTATTATAAATAAGAAGTCTGTGGTTTTTGGTTGCTGAAAAGGTTTCTCCGTCGATAGTCTTTATGGTTGATACATTCTGTGTTCCCTGGTCAAATACTGCATTTACTTTTTTATATCCATAAGCGGTTTTAACATTATCCCCAACTTTTATATCTGACAATGCAACACTCCCCCTTTCAGTATATACTAGGTAGTTATCAGGCAAACATCTTCTCACATTACCGGCCACCACGACTGAACCAATGATATTATTGATATCGAGTACGTCAATGGAGCGCAGTTTCTTGCCCTCACGACCTTGTAGAACAGAAATGATTTGTTCGATACCAGTTACCAATATCGTAGGACCGGAAGCGGTTCCACCAAATCCAGAAATCTTCTCACCAGACCCACGGACTAAAATTGTAGAATATGTAAATGATTTTCCAGATACAAAAAATGAATCAACCACTTTTCTCAAAAGACTAACCCAACCTTCGCGAGAGTCTGGGACAATGAAGTCTGTATCTTTTGTAGATTGGTGTATGACACTGACGCCAGCTTTTACTTTTGGTAATTCGTGAATATCAGCCCTCTGAACGGAAAACCCTACTCCGCCGCCTAGCATGAGATTTTCAAATACAAAGCAGAAATCTTCAATATCATTCATGGAGACAAACCAGCAGTTTAAAAGCGAAGCGCCACCGTAACGAGCCACCGTAGGTGCACCAAGTTGCCACAACATACGTCCGGCAAAATTACACTTTAGATTGAATACCAAGTCGTATAGTCGCTCAGCTTCTTCTTTTGTATACTTTGCTCCAATATCTTGGGCACCATTTATACAACGTTCGACTGTCTCAAACCATTCTTCTTTTGTTCCATCGCCCTTGATGCGTGAATATGTTCGCTTATATACGATATAACCGAGACCATTAAATCCCCAGTCTGGGTTTTTATTTTTATATTTGTTGACGAACGCATCTGATAGAATTTTTTCTGACATATAACAGTTTTTGGTTAGAGGTTTATTGTTGGCTGGGTCAATAAGTAGTTTTGGATTTGGTGAAATTTATCACAAATCTTTATTATTACCAAAGTCGTCTTTACGATATCCTCTCCATTTTGAGCTAAGTTGTTTTTTGACATCATTTTCCCCATCATCGGATTCCATGTTAGATTTTATGTTGGAAGATTCTGCTGATTTTTCGTCATAAATACGTATATCACCATTGCCCGTGTCCATCTTCGAGTATAAGGTTATACCATCTGGTCCAAAGCGGTTCTTAATGATGTGCATTCGTGCCGTACTATTAGCCTTATCAGAAATATTTCGTGAAGCGCTCATCACAAAGTCCGCCGTCATAATTTTACGGTAACTGTCGGAAACGTTATGTGCCTGAACAATATCTTCGCCTGCGCCGCTATTGTGAGTGTATACGTCATTGGCAAAAAACATATGCGTGTCGGCAACGGTTATGTCGATGGTTGGCCGGTCGCCCAACAGCTGAATACTCTCAATTTCGTCTAAGATAAAATCTTCGGGGTTTAGGTCATGTTCTTTCATAATTTTTGTTGATAAATTTGATGCAATTTTCTATGATTACTTTTTAGTAAAAAGTTTATCGCCAACCGATAGGCCGGTCTGAATATTTTTAAAATTTCCATATTGAGTCGGAAACAGATGCCGTGAAGAGCAGTCGATATATTTTCCACTTTTTAACTTAATTCGATACACTGGTTGGTTTTCTATCGGAAAAATTTTTGTGACAGACTTATATCCGGCGTGTGTTAATACTTTATCTCCAGAAACTAAATCCCTAGCCTGGATGATTCCTTTCGTATCTACTTGAATATTAGTGTCTAATGAAAAACAGCGATTTGTTTGTGAGGCGGTCCAGATAGGCACCCCCAACTCACCCGCAATCATACGAAGTTCTTCATAGATTCCACCCATTTCTGAGTAGCTATTAGAATTCTTTTCTTTTTCAATCGGCCGGAGAATGTCAGCGTAATCAACGATGATAAGGTCTGGTTTAATTCCCTCTAACATAGCAACTCTCTCAAAGTGAAATTTGAGTGATTGAGCGCTCACCGTTTTGATTGGAAAATATTTCACAAACAACTTTCCTGGTACAGACTTGAGTTTTTCCTTAACTGCGTCAGCGTAATTTTTAACATTTTGAAATTGAATTCCTGTAAAACAACAATCATATCGAAGTCCGACATAATTTTCATTCAATTCTAAGGTGTAATGTAGTACATTTTTTCCCTTCAACATTGCAGATGCACCGACTCGCGCCAAAAGCCAACTCTTACCAATACCAGCGGGAGCAACAAATACTCCAAGTTCTCCTGGCCCAAGACCCCCGTCGATAAGCGAATCAACTACATCCCAGCCAGTTGAAACCGTCTTGCGTGACATTTCACTCATACGTTTGTCAACTTCGATGTGATAGTTGTGGCCGAGATTTCTTTCCATGCCGGCTTTAAGAGCTTCATCAACTAAATGTTTAACCTTTTCATACTCACCCACCTTAATCAAATCGACCGAATTAATAATCGCTCCCTTTAGTTTTTGATTCTTACAAAATTCAAGAAACTGTTCACGAACAAAATCTAAATCCGAATCAGTCAATTTCAAGAACACCGATTTCAAATTGTCAATTACCATAGCCTTCAATATTTCATTATTGATGGTAGAAATTCTAACCTTGAATACCTGTAACGTTGGAACGGAACTGTATTCAAGATAGTATGAAAACGTCTCTTTCAAAATCCAACGGTGTGCTTCGTTCTCAAAGGCCTCTGGGTCTGCAATGTCAAGAACTCTTTCTAAGAAAGTTTTTTCTGAAAGGATACCAGCGATGATTTTTGCTTGAAATTCAAGTCCATACTTGTGTAGATTATCTATAATGATTGGTGACATAATTGTTAAGTGTATATTAGGTTATTTGGGTTAAAGGTCAATTGATAATAATTCACGGGCCAAAACTTTCCCGCAACTGCTTAGCGTAAGCTTGCATGATATTTTCTCTACTACTTAATTTATTGCGACCCTCCCACGCTAGGTAGAAGTTTAAATTCGGAAATGTGCCATTGTTGGTTTTTACGTATGCTTTCATAAATTTACTTTGACAGACAGTCGAGTGGATAAAATACTTCTTGAAGCCAAAGGTGGTAGTTTGGAATAGCTGTGTGCATCCCGTGTTGGGTCAACCGTTGTATGAATTGAAATTTATTGAGACTATAATCTCTACCCAAAGCATCTGTAATTCCCATTTGTAAAGTTGGTGAAAAATCGGGCTCCTTTAACTGCATCAATTTATAGTTTAATTTAACTGTATCGATATTGCTAACAACGTCGGCATAACACTTTGATTCGTTTATTTTATCCTTGGCAAATGTTTCAATTTTATCGACACTTGTCTCTGTCGATTCGGTAATCATTGGAAATCTTTTAATTGCTGTTTTGATAGCAATACCTTTAATACCAGGAATATTGTCAGAAGTATCACCGGTCAGAGTTCGGTAATAGACAAAGTTTGTCGGATGAATACCGTATTGATTAACAACATCCATTGTGCTGTAAAGTTTTTTCTTGATTGGACTCCATACATTTACGCGGTCGTTCACCAACTGCAAAAAATCCCTATCAGCGCTCATGATTGTAATTTTATTCTCTGGCTTGTTGTAAACACTTGTGGCAATATAAGCTATAGCATCATCGGCTTCAATGTTATCTACTGCAATTACTGATACCGGTAGGCAATCGAGGAAGTCGTTGACCAGTACGGACATTTGGTGCATCATCGCTTTTCGCTCATCTTCTGGATTACTCATTTCTTCGTAAGCTCGATTTACTCGCATCGTAACTTTACTTTTATTTTTATAATCCGGATAGAGTTTGCGCCGTCGTTGACTTCCACCTTTTCCGTCAAATACAACAATTACACGCGTCGGCTTCAGTAATTTAACAGCATAGCCAATCGTGGTTAAGAATCCAGAGATTCCTCCACAGTGTTCACCATTTTCTGTTAGAGTTGGCACGACCAGAAATACCCTGATATAATTATTAGTTCCGTCCACTATAAGTATATCACTATTGCGGGTTCTGGATGATACTGGAGCTGCATTTTTGTGCACTTCTTTTATTTCTGCAAAAATTGATTTGTATTTATTGTTCATGATTTAGAATTCTCCCAATCGTTTGCCCAATCTAGTGTGTTATAAACCTCGCCACTTTTGTTATGAATCAATTTACCATTGAAGTGTTGCCAGTGATGCCGCCATTCGTGCGCTAATGACGCCCTAGCCCCCGCATCAGTATTCCAGTGAGATGTGTTAATAATAATTACCCCGTTATTTGTAGATATACCACAATCATCTTTCTCGATTGGATATTCGTGGTTCGGTCGTGGGGTAATGTAGCCCGTTTTTCCTTCGTATCCACCTTGCGCAAATACCAAACTAGGATACGGAAGCCACTTATCCATTTTCCATAACCAATGTAATTCTATGCTTCTCATAAAATGAAAGCTGTATGGAGATGTTTCACTCCATACAACAATTTGTTATTCGTCGATACCCTCTTGGCTCGAATCAACCTCAACGTCATCCTCCAACTCAGAATCTGGTGACTTGTATTTCATGATACAAATATCACACAGTTGGTTGTAAAGAAACTCATTTACGTCCGATCGAGATGTCAGAAGTTTTGGGAAATCCCTCTTCTCAAAGAATATCTGTTCCTCACCGTCAGCAACAGGAAGAAGAATTTGGAGAGACTTAGCTGACTTACTCTCTTCCTTTTCTGCCTCCTGTTCCTTCTTAGTTTTCTTAACATTCTTGTCTTCCTTTACCTTCTTAGCATTGGTGACAACTTTATTTTCGAGTAGTGTTTCTAACCAACTACCGTAAGCATCGATACCACGATCGAAGAAGATATTAAATTCACATCCTCGTAAAGGCGGCCCCATGCGATTCTTAATAACAACTGCCTTGGTTTTAATACCAATTGGCACTGTTCCAAGCTTAATACTTCCTGTCGATTTAAGACGAATGCGAACTGAAGCGTGGAAGGCGAGAGCCTTACCGCCACTCGTTGTCCAAGGGTCGCCAAAACCTACAAAACCAATCTTTTGACGGAGTTGGTTTGTGAACACGAGACAGATGCGTTGCCGAGCGATTAATTCTGTAACTTTACGCATAGCCTTGCTGATAGCAATAGCTTTTCCTGTAGCATATCCGTCCGCTCCGTGGTCTGACGCCATTTCTTTCTTCGTTGAAGCAGCAGCGATGGAATCGACAACAATTGTAACAAGTCGATTCTTATTAGAATTACGAACCTTAGCCACTATAGTTTCGATATTATCAAATATGTCTTCAATGGTATTAACATTGATATACAACATCTTTTGAACATCTACACCAATTGCTGATAAGAACTCAGGCGAAACGGCATATTCGGTATCAATGAATACAGCTACTCCACCTTGTTTCTGTGTGTCGGCGAGCAAATGTGCTGCAACCAAACTTTTTCCCGAAGCTTCCAAACCGGTTAATTCAGTAATACGCCCAACGGGCAAACCGCCACCAGGACGATTAGCGATAGCAATATTGAGTTGGTGTTCTCCGGTTGAAATCCAGTCTGTGATTTTAGAAGGGTCTTCTGAATCACTTAGGAAAAAAGCTACTTTTCCACTGTCTTTATTTGCTTTGTTTAATGTCTCGGCGAGGGAATCAGCCAGTTCATCGCGGACAGGAGCAACTTCGTGCTCAATTCTATTTTTCTTTGTAGCCATAATTATTTTGGGTTAAGTAATAGCAGCGGTTGGAATCTACCAACCGCTGCCTTACAATTAGCTGGGTTCTTTCAGAACCGATTACGAACTGAACAACTTGTCGAAGTCTTCTGCAACTTCTTTAGCCGTCGCCGTTACCTTCTTTCCAGAAGCAGCAACTGGGCTCTCCGTTGGCGTTTCTTCCGTAGATGCGACATCGGCAGATGGTGTACCAACCTCGTCATCACTCTCGGGAGCGTTGAAGTAGCTGTCCATAATTGCTGCCAATTCTTCGTATGTTAGTTCCGGGAATAGTTCAAGAATGTCCTTCTGGTCTCTGAACTTTTCCAATACAACCTTGTTGGTCATATCAAACGCTGGAGTCTGATTTGGCTTGACGCGGATATTTGTCTCCGGAAAGCTCTTACCAGTTTCTTCAGCCGATTTGAATTCAACAAGAATATCACGGCCCGTCTTCGGGTCCGTAATATCACCGTAGTCAGGATCGGCGATGATACCAAGGATTTCTTGATAAACCGTCTTTCCCATACCCCAGAACTTAACTCCCTGATCCTCTTCTCCACGAACGAGAATTGGAACATAAGTACGCATCTTTGGTTCAAGCTTGCGTCCTTCTTTCCAACTTTCCTTATCTCCGGTGCTCTTCAACTTATTGGCGAACTCAACGATTGGGTCAGGCCGATTGAACGAAGCAGGACTTAGATAAGTCTTGTTATTGATACCGTAGTGAAAGAGAAGCTCGATGAATGGGTTCTCTGGGTTGAACTTATAAGGGACAATGCGAATTACGCTTTTTCCCTGTGGTTTCCACAAATGTGCTGACTTTCCGTTTGTGGTCTTGAGTGCCTCAAGGCGACTCTTAATCTTACTCATGTCTAATGCCATAATTTTCCTTAGTTATTTTTTATTTGTTAATACGAATTGAATTTTCAATTAGTAAGTGTGTAATATGATTGATTAATGCACGTTTGTCAATTTGAAATAAGCCTTTGTCATTTTTTAATCGTTAATTGTGAGCATTAATCGCTCGCAATAAATATCAATCCGCCGGCAAAATATCTTATTTTACCGGATAAAGCGTCAACAATTTTGTTGGAACTATTTTCAGACCAGAGTCACAGTTTATGATAATACTGTTTTTATATTTTGACCAATCCACTTCTCTGTTTGGGTTATTATCCCTGTCCGCCAATACGTTCAAAGCGTTGATTGAATAAATTACATTGAAGTCTTTTTTTCGGTGCACAGAAATTGTTTTGTAATGTCGGAGATTTGTTGTTTTTTCCACATTGTAAGTTAGAAAAACTTCTCGGGTGTCCTCTAAATTCTGCAAAACAAAAATTGACCGCCCTATTATATTATATGAACCTATAATTGAGGATATATCTTTTTTATACCCTTCCATTGTAGAAAAGGTGCACAGCAGCTGGGAATAAAATTCCATTACGTTTGAGGTAGAGCTCTCTTTATGAAAACAGATAGAGCTTCTCTATCTGGGTGATTCACCGGAACAACCTGTTCGTCATATCCTACAACGGCAACTTTTTCACCTTCGCCGCCGTGCCATTCACCATATGGAGTCTCTTTCCAATTTTTTGAAAGAGCAAATTTCTTTGTCAGCTCTGGAATTGAAGGTCCGCTTGGAGCTGCTGGAGCCGGTGCCGGAGCTGCTGGAGGCTTCGGAGTCGAATCGGTTGCTGCAACTGTCCCACCAGCTGAGCTTTCGGGTGACGCTGGAGCAGCCGGCTCTGTTTCTGGACTTCCCGCGCTCGGTAATTCAGAATCACCAGAAGGTTGTGGTTTTGGAGTTGTATTGGTTGGTTCATCTTTAGCTGGGACAGCCGGAGATTGAGGGTCCACCTTTACACCACCAGCAGCCGGAGCAGTTTGTTGAGCTGGTGCAACAGCTTTGGCTGGCACCGGTGTATCTGGTGCTGTTGGTTGTTCTCCTTGCACTGGTTCACTTGTGCTCACATCTTGCTGAGATTGGTGAGCCGTCTTACCCTTCTTTTTATAATACGTGTTCATCCCGCCTCGGCCGTGAGTAGGATCATTTTGGAAATGCGTACCCTTTTGAATAGCGGCATTACGATAATCGGCTGATGGAAATGTTACTAACCAACCTTCTTTATTGTAAGCCTGTCTATCTGGATGTTTTCCCTCACGTAGTATTAAATTGTTTACAAGCTCTGTAACCATACCCGCGTCAAACCCAGCATCAAATAGACGCTCAGCTAAAACCTCAACGTGTTCGGGGTTACTCATTTCTAAGATACCACTCTCAATCCTTTCATCGAGAGTGACTTCCATTAAAATCTCTTGAATAAAGTCATTTGTCTTTTTCATATTGTGTCGCCCTTATAAATATACATTCAAAGTTCTATCTGACTCATCTCAGCGTAATTTTTTCCAACATATACTTTTACCGGAAATTTGTTATCAACCATGATGTCACGCAGCTGACGTATCGTTTCCTGACCATCCTGACGATGTGCGTCGAATAAGAGGCTATCATACGTGTAGAGTGTAGGTTGAGTCAGGCGACCCTTTAAATGGTCAAGAATCCTTCCCAACGTCAAAACACCTATTTCTGTCTCATAGGCTTGTAGTATATAGTTGAAAAGCTTGTTCGGCGACGGGTTTTCGATGTGACATTCCTTTATTTTACGAAAATAGACTGGCGTCTCTACAAATCCATTAGCTTCAAAATACTGCCATCTGTGGTCGATGTATTCTTGGATTTTCTTAAAATATGGTATATGTGCCCACCGTTGTTGAATTCCACCATAAAATTGTTGAAATGTGTAACCTTTTGTTTCACCAATCTCTTTCATACTAACATTCTTTTTCTTAAAGAAGTGTTTGGCAAGATATTCGTATGGATTGACGTCAAAACCCATCTGATAGTTAATCAATCTAGTAATCAACCGTGGGTGGAATGCGCTGTAGTCTATCATAACAAGCATTCCATCCGGCCCGTGGCGGGAAACAAAAAGATTACGAGAACCATCGGTTTTGTTCAGTGCGGCATAGTTTACTCCACCGAAACGGTTACTTGGTCGACCTGTAGATGTAAACAAGTTATACTGGCTGTAAATTAGATTATTTTTAACGTTCTTCTCCTGCTCTTCTCCGAATTGAAGAATTAACTTTTCTTTATCGACCGCTATTCCTATCCTTTCGAGTTCAGCAAACCGTGTGATGGCAATATTATTTACAAATTCAAAACTTTTATCGAATGAGGTTTCTTTCGGTGGAAACACGAATTTTAAATATTTCTGCATGAATAAGTCACAGTGTTTCATAATAGGAATCGATTTATTTAAATTTGAAAATCGTCGGAACGTACCTGATATAAAAACTGATGCACTATTTGAAACGTCCTCAAATTCTTCAAAGCATCCTGTGTCCAAATATTTTACAACATTTAAATCAACAAATCCACAGTCTTCGCCAAATACATGAACCAGAGTTTTTTTATCAAACGTGCACTTTCTTCCCATACACATTTTTAAATTTTCCCGAACTTTATCCAACGAGCCATCTAAAGAAAGTCCTTCATTGTGTGATATTGGGATAACCCATAAATCTCCCTGTGCTGGGAATATTGTAATAATAAGAGACGGTAGATTATTTAAAGCGTGTTTCTCTACATCGCACATAACTACGTCCACAATACAACTGTCTACTCGTAGTTTGGATAAAAATAAGTCAAGCTCGTGAGCCGTTTCAACAATGACCATTGAACAAACATATCAGCATTCAACGGACTGTCAACTTTAATACCCACGCCAAAATTCTAATGGATTTTTTAAGAACGGTGTTAAAGAAACTTTTGAATTAATTTTTACTTTTTCTATCTGCTGAAGATTTTGGTTTTGAACACCGTAGTCCTCTATAATATTCCCAACCTTAGTGAAATCTTTTTTGCCAGTTATTCTCCACAATATTTGATAAACAGTGTAAACTCGGTCGTCGATATTTTCTATAGTATTAGAATTTATCTCGCATCCAGATTTATCACTGTTTCTAATTGCTATGTATCTTTCAATATAGCCTCTGGAAAAATCACCTGATGCGGGAATTGGTTTATATGGCACGGGTGTGTTGTAACTTTTTAAAAAAATGTTTGATCGCCCATACTCAAAAACTAGATTGTTGTTCGTAATCATTGTGTTATTACTATTGGTCTGACACGAGCCATTATACTTGTGGTCCACCGGTTTCCTTCAACGACACTCTTCACACCTTCGATTTGCCAAACGGCCCGCTTCGAAGTATAGGCATCGTGGGTTTTGTCCACAGCAAACATGTCGAGATATCTGATTCCGCCAATACCCAAGGTTGTAAGATTCATTTCAGTCCCTGGCATCATCGGAGAAGCCAACTCTAAAGTCTTTTTTCCAAATTTTATTAACTGTTTAATCATACTAGGATCGTGCTCAGTTAGAATGTGAGATTTTCCATTTTCTGACGATATAATTGCGTCTTTATTATTATACCGTGACATTACTTTTTTAAATTTGTCTTCCACCGATTCAATCTTAACGTTGGAAAACGCTAGTCCAAATAATCTGTCATCTGATGTAAACATAGTAACCTGTGGACCATTGCTTGTTATAATCTGCCCGTTAGCATAAGTGGGCTTGGTGCTTGGTGAGGAGGAATGATATTGATATTTACTTTGACCCAAGATGGCTTGGTTGGCCATTTCTTGACTCATCTTTACGTCCATGCTCATTTCTGTAAAGTGAGCGCTACCAATCGAACCAAGTATAAATGTCGGAACCTTTGGTATTCCACCAGAATAGCTATTATCGATTACTGAATACTTTGTATTTCCAATAGGCTCAGGTATAACCCTAAACTCCCAAATATTAGACCCAGCATCAGATATTCTCATGAGAACGCTTTCGATGAACTTTAACGTGGTATCATTAGCATTAGCCTCCTGTGTAATCATCTTTTCTGAAATGTAGATATCTTTTAAGTACCCATAGTAACCCGAGTGGTGCTTCGTGTCGCCAGAAACATTTAAATCTTTAGACCGTGGAAATTCGTGACCAATGGGTCTGTCATAATTAATGACGGCATTCAAATCATCATAATCAAATTCCACATTCAACTCTTTGAATTTGTCCTTGAACTCTGCAAATTCTATATTTACAACGTTGGGTGTCAGTGTATCATAAGAAATTGCTGCTATATTTTCCTGACGACCCCTCGTCACAGATTTTCTGTCTAAGGAGGCGGCTTGAATTCCTTCCAAAGCCTTGGCGGAAAGATTTTCGGTGTTACCATATTTATCTTTCAATTTTTTTGCTAACGTGATGTTATCTAACACACTTTTAATAATGTCCATCGAAGGACGTAAATTTGGAGAATATTTGTTAGGTATCAAAACATCTACATCGGATGATTTTAGAAGTGGATGAGCGGTAATAATTGTATCATCAATGTCAAATCTCAATATTCCGTGGGCGGGCGCTCCGGTTCCAGATGTAGATTGGTTGAGAGATAACTGTTCGTTTACAAGTTGAGCAAATCTGCTCATAGGAACCCATATACTGTCCTCATCTTCTTCACCGTTCTTTTTTTTCTTAAAGTTTGTTCCATGATTAGCCCAATTTTTCAAATCGTTTTCGACAAAACTGCGGAATGATTTCATCGAGCTGTTGACATTCCCTTCCTTTTTTACAGACGACATTCCTAATGATTGACCTTCAAGTAAAAATAAACTACTAGCGACTATAGTGGTGCAGTCATATCCACCAGCTGAATTCATTTTGAAATTATAATCAAAGACTTTTCCAAGATGGCAATCGTAATTTCCTCGTGATTTTTCAATTTGTTCATAAATTAGATTGGAGTTGGTGAACATGCCTATTATACCACTCCCCGAACTGGTTTCACTGGCGGCAGTTCCAACAGCAGTCAAATCGATTAAGGATGATGGGTTATAATTATTCCAACCCCACTCAACTATAATGCTGACGCCCGGACTTAAAAAATATGGAAACATGTAATTCAACTGATCCACGGAATTACAACGCCACGTAATTGTAGCCTTTCTACACAGGCCTGGGTAACTAGAACCTGCCCCGTAGAATTCAGTCTCAATTCCAACTATACCCGGCGCTGGTCGATGAGGAAATACAGCCGCCTCATTATTTTCAATCTCATGCGGCTCTCCATACGCCGTATAGCCCAAAGTCGTAAAGTTTGTTTTTCCCGTGATACTACTTTTGTCGAATCCATAGGTATCATTAAACCCATGAACATCACCCATAACAAATCCTTTTTTCTTTCTACCATTAGTTTCAACCATTCCATTTGAACAAACGCGCATCCAAGCGGTTCTTGGTCCGGAGTATGTTTTAAAATCACCCGGATTAATTCCGTATTCAGACGCCCGGTGCTTCAATTCATCTTCAACGTATGATGCTAAAGGACGCAGCGCCCAAGGATTAATTTTTTTAAAATCTGTAGCCATTATTAGACGCCATTCTCTGCATTGAATTTAGCCACTATTGACTGAATATTCCTTGGTATTCTCAGCTGTGTTCCAACTGGAGGACGTAGAGTAGCCTTCAATCTATTTGCTTGAGCAATAACCCACCAATAGGATTTATCAGAATAATACTTTTCTGCTAATGTGTCTAAATAATCCGCCTCAGTTGATATGATGTAGATATCAGTTCCAGAAAATGGAATTTTTGGATATAACGTAGAACGCATTACACGCTTTCCATCAAAGCGGTTAAATGTGGGGTTTGATTGATATCTGTTCATGGCGAGCCTATTGTATAATTATAATTTGATGTGCTTGTGGTATTATCAAAAAGATGTTTGATCCAACGTAGATGGTCCGCGAGGTGCCAAAACATCTTCTCCAAAATATTTACCACCAGGAGAGAAATCGCTGGTAGCTATTTTAGCATTTTCTACAGCCTTAGCATTCTCACGTAATCTACGTTCGTTTCTATATTGGGTGTACTGTTTGGCTCCCGACTCGTTAAATCCTTTTAGTGTATCATCGAAATATCTCAAAGCGTCTGTTTGTGACCGTTCCTTTTCAATCAACGCCATAGAAACTGTAATATCGACTTTCATCGGCAATTGAGCAACGTTGCGCGTAGATGAAATTTTTCCATTATTATAGCTGTAGATAGTTGCTCTCAATGTTTCCCAAGGACTATCGTCCGGAACATTCACACCAAAATTTCGTATCACGGCTGGTTGGTCCACAAACAAATCACCAATTCTAAATTTGAGCATTGGAGGATACATAAATTCACCCAATCCACCTTCGGCTTTACCCTCGGTATATTTAGCTGGCCGGGTAAGACCGGATAGATAATTTATTCTGTTCCACATTGGTTCAAGGTCTGAAACACTAGAAGCGTACACCGAAAATGTGAAATAAATTTCTCGGCTGAAACCTTTGTACATGTATAGTTTATCAGCACGACCAATGTATTGAAAATCTTCCCACTCAACACTTGTATTTTCACTCATACCGGTCATGGTGGCTCTAAACGGAATATAGACCTCATTCACAACGTCGTAGAAGTAAAAGAAAATTATGTCTCTAGATGTATTTTCGGTTCTATCTAACAGTTGTTTCGGAATATTCTTCGACTTAATTGGTTTATATTGATTATAACCATCTGACTTCATCGACCCGGCCATATCTTTTCCATCGCCGCTGTCTAATACCTTCGTCTTATCTATAATAGAATTTTCGTAATTTGCTCCGATGGTATCCCGAATATCTTTATATGTCTTATAGGCACCCTTAAACAATTCAGATGAAATTGCATCATAATCTTTGTTGGCTTTTTGGATGGTATTCCATTTTATTACAGCCGAATTAATTCTATTCACGGTGCTGTCACCCAAAGCCTCATCCACGGTCTTCTTTGTAACAGTTGAATTGATATTTGACGGTTTACCAAGTGTCTTTCCATGAACATCGACCGACGGATCGAAATTTTGTGTCTTTAATGTATCAGTTAATTTCTCTATTGGAGAACTAAAATTACCATTCGAAGACTGTGTTGGACCATAGTACCAGTTATCTTTCGTGTCTCTATCATCGGTTGACGGATAAAAACGGTGGACATGTTCTGTGGTGTATATTTGCCCATTGATGTTATAGCTAAGAAGTCCAGAACGATCTTCGTAAAATGCGTGGTAAGCCTTAACCTTGTCAGAATATTCTACGCGATATTTCCAGTCAGCCTCTTTACTTTTCGTCGATGGTATCAGACTTGTTACCTTAGAAATAATTGAATTACCAAGCGACTTTAAAAATGTTGAGAAGACGGATTGACCTTGGGCGTTTGTTCCATTCGAAACAAACTTAGCCATGAAATGATCCCGTCCGGCAACCGATGTTTGATATCGTGTCAATCCCTTTGCTGCCCACCCTGCTCCACTTTTAGATTCAATTGAAAGAGCCTCAAGTCCGAGTTTAGCCGTGCCAGGAGGCGCAACCTTGTCCAGAATAGCTTTTGTCTTAATCCCAACACTGCTTAACAGTCCGTCACCAATTGTAGCAAAGAATCCTCCACCGGAAGATTCGATGTGGCGCATTGGGTATTTATCTTGAGCCCCGAATAACCGTGCCAATGAACTTATTCCACCAGAAGTTACAATGCTGGCTGGATTCCAAATTCTAGTTTCGTTGAAAGCGTTCTGATTCTGGATTGAAAACTGAATGGCTGAGAATACCAATCCCGTTCCACTTGCCATAAACTTAGTCAACCGTTGGGTGTCTTGGATAGATGATCCGACTGGAAAAGTAGTATTATCGTATTTCTTTAGGTATTTTTTTACCCTTGAGTCGTTTAACCCAGTCCACACGTATGGCTGTTGATAGCCCAATGAGAATCCCCCGCCACTAGCATCGTAGGGAGAAAACTTGGAGTAAATGGCTACAGACGAATCAGTAAATCGGTCAGCCAACGTAATTCCCGATTCAACCGATGGGCGGTTAATTGGAACAAGTGCGTTTGGTTGAGAGTTGGTTGTCGGAATCATGTATATGTGAGGTGGTATCTCTATCAATAAATATAACCACTCACTTATTTTTTGTCCATTAACGTCCGTAGTTAGTCAACTGCTTAGACACCAACCGTCCGTCCATATATACAGAGACCTTCCCACCAACTAAGGCGTCCAATATATTATCAAGTTTCTTTCCAAGCACATCAACTTTTTCAGATTGCGAATTGTCCTTCACCGCCGCTTTAGATATTTCGTTGAGTTTTCCAACATCAATGTCTGGAATATCACTTAGTTTTTGAACAGCAGCAGCGATTCTTTCCAATGCTGTAGCTGTTTCCATCAATTGACTGCTGAGTGAACCGAGTGTTATTAACTTATCAACCAAACCGTCACCGCCTGTAAGTTTTCCAATAATTGACCCAACACCGGCCCCAATTCCAAAAGAACCTAAGGCGGCTGAGATAGCGTATATTCCTCCAGATGCCAACCACAAATCTTTGGCAGAATCGCCTAACGATTTAAGAGGTCGAATCATGGCTTCAAAACCAACACTAAGGGGTATCATAGCTTCACCAGCTAATTTGGCAGCATACGCAAATGGGACCAGTGCCAATCCGAGAAGTCCGAGGACGACGGCACCAGTACCAACAAGCGCAGCTACGGCGGGAATTCCTATAATAGCTGCGGCACCAGCTACAAGTCCAATAGCAGCGGCTGCCATGCCGAGGGCAGACAAATCGAGACCGACAAAATTATGTAAAGCTTTCCCCAGAATCCAAAGTGACCCAGCCATAATTACCATTGAGACCGCACCTCTCATAACCAATGGATCTCCCAAAAACTTAATACCTTTTCCAATACCTTGCACCATTCCTGCAAAAGAATTTCCAACGGATTTACCAATTCCCGCCATCGATTTTGCTATACCTCCACCGGCAGAACCCGCCTTTCCAAATATATCTCCAAAGAGTCCACCCTTGATTGCTTTAAAGGCAATAACAGCGGCCCCTACGCCGACTATCGCTCTGATTATTTTACCAATCATTGACATTGTTTCTTTACCCTTTTCACTCCACGAATTAAATATCTCATCTGTGTAATCCCTAATATCTTTTAGTGGTTTGAAAAACAATTGGAATCCTTTTGCTATCCAACTCACTGCATCCGCGATTCCTGGTAGAATTATCAATCCGATTGGGAGTAAAAGATCACTAATCGAGGTGAGTATCGACTTTAGAGAGTTATTAATATTCTCCATCTGCGTTTGTCTCTGTTTGTCCTTCAACCAAGCGGCTCCACGTTTAGCATCTGTATCTGTTATTCCGTTTTTAATTCGGCTATTACTTTTCTCATACTCTTGTAGCATGGCAACTTGGTCCGCCGTTCCACTCGTTCTAACAGCCGCTAACATCTTTTCTTGGTTCTGTTGTTCGATGATTTCCTTGACGGTCATACCGGACACCTTAGACAGTGCTTCTTGTTGGTAGAGATTTAATTTAGAGAAGTCCCCAATGTCTTTCAACTGTTTCATCGCCGCTTTACGTGAGCCTTCGATGTCTCCCTCAAAAGCCAATTGACGAGCTAATTGGAAATTAACGCTCTTACCGAGAAGAGCGGAAGCTTCCATTTCAGAGTTAATAGAATCTTGGAAATTTAATAGTTGTCTAGCCGACTTAGCCATCGACTCCAAACTTGTCCCAGCCAATCTAGCAGCAACCGCCGTCCTAACCAATTCCATTGGATTCTTTCCGAGGAATTTTAAAGTGTCTTCTGAAGCTCTGGCCATGTCCTCGAACACCTGCTTTACAGGAACACCGGCTGATTTAGCTAAACTTATAGCGACATTTGAAATGTCCGATGATGTGGTCCCAGCGGCCTTTGAAAGCGAATTAAATAACTGTACGACCTTTGCCGAATCTTCGCCAGCAACCCCAATATTAGCTGCCAGCAGCGCTACTAATTTTGTATTTTTCGAAGATTCCAAAGCTGTAGTTTGAAACACGGCTTGGAGTTCTGCGGCGGCCGCGAACGCCTCTTTTATATTGATTCCAAAATCCGCGTATTCTAAATTTATCTCTCTAGCGGAGTCGGCAATACCACCCATTTGACTTCTCATCAAGCCTGTCTTTTTACGAAAATCCCCAGCGGCCGTATCAAGTTCTATAAAACGATCCAATCCTAACCCCATAACAGCCGCCCAACCCGATGCAGCCGATGTCATAGCTGAAAATAATTCACCCATGCGCTTATAACCATCGCCTATTTTTTCTCCAACGCCTAAAGCCACTTTCTGCAGAGGGCCCCATCTTTTT